CCATCACCGTCTGTATGTGCAGTATTTGTCGCTACATCCGCATGGTCTGAGCCGTCTCCGTTTGTATGTGCAGTATTTGCAGCTACGTCCGCATTGCCTTCGACAAAATTCGCAACAGATACTCTTTTAGATAATCCTGTTGCAGCATCTACGATTGCAACCTCATCTGCATCCGCTGCCGTTACTTTTTCCGGTAATTCGCTAAATTTTACTGCCATTATGTTATAAATGCTTCTGTAATAAATCTCTCTCCCGATTCTGTTAATAACTCCTCTCCCGACTCCGTTAATAAGAATAATCTTGTAGAAATGCCTTGTTTCGTAAATATAGTCGTAGGCTTTGCGACCTTGGCAAACGTAGTTGTAGGCTTTGCCGTTTTCCTATATGTCGTTTCCTCTGTAAGTGCCATTAGTAGGTACTCCCATCATTAAAAGGCATTGTGGAATATATCTCTCTCATCTTATTTATATTCCGCAAGCTCCCAATTATTACGTCCACATCACTCCTACCAATCGGCAAATGAAGTTTCGCCTCCAACTCCGTAGGTCTATATTTATCATCTCTGTTCACCTTCCACCTGTAGGCCGTTTCCCTTGCCCAAACCTCGTGTAATGGTCTGGGAATCGCGAATGAGGTTGTGCTTGTCGGAACGGATAAGTCGCTCGTTAGAACGAAGTCCCCCGCTACTAAATCGGTAGGATATGCGTTGAACCACATCTTCAACCCAGCGGTTACATCGATTATCGCACCAGAAAGAATATAAATTCCGTTTCTCGTCATATCAAACCTTGCCTGTCCCTCCTGATTTCCATAACCCTCCACAATCTTCGCTTCTACAAGCGGAATTGTTACTTCTGGTAAATCTATCTCCTCTAATAAAGGAATCCAATCAGAATCATTAAACTTTGCCTCAACTCTCGTTAAGCTCTTTAGTAAGTCCGTTGGGAGTGAATACTCGCGTTGATCCGCTATCAAATCAGTAGTGGCGGGCATTTCGAAGTAGTCTTCGTCCGCCTCACTCACTATTCTATTTGCGTATTCGTCTTTTACTGGATTAGCAAGTAGCAGGATGTCAGCATCAGATAGAATTGTAGCGTCCGCGTTAGCATACATCCGAACAAGGCTTGCGAAATTCGTTCCTGTCATTTCCTTATTACTAAATTAAGATGCCGTAACTTCACCATCACTCGAGAGTGGGTACCATAAGGCGACATATTTAATTACTCCCGCTGTTACATTGGCTGTTGCTACTGTCTGAATTACATCATCAGAGACGATATTCTCCGCCAATACACTTGATAACTCAATAGACTTATCCGGAGCGTTGTCATGCCAAATCTCATTTACATCAATATCCGTTCCTGTCGTCTGTGCAATTAATCCTGCGGTTGATAATGCTGTTCCTATCTCAACTGTTGCACTCGCGCCAGTCAGTGTAGTTGTACAAATTGCTAGCAGACGAAGCAGAACACTTCCTTTTACTGTAAATAATGTCGCCGGGTTTCCTGTCCCGTCAAAGTCCCCTGGGTCGTTTACTGTCGCCCCCGCAAACGTCATAACCTTTTCCGCTGTTAATCCCCAGTCAGAGTCGAAGATCGCTCTTCCATTTGCATCTACTGGGATTGCTTTTGATCCACTCATATTATTATCACTAAATTACAAACGGCTTGCAGCTATTATAACTACAAGCCGCTATTCCTAACTCATTTCAACTCTAACTTGATACTGCCAAGCCTGCTGTTGCGTAAGTTGAACCATCCTGAGAGATGACAAAGATGTTTTGTCCTGTCGTACCCAAAACTGTTACGTCTACACATGCCGTATTAGCATCACAGAAGACTGCTCCTTCAGTCTGAGCTGCTCCAAAAGCAATTGCTGCTGCTGGTGTTCCTGCTCCTAGTGGGTTGTTGAAGAATGTGCATCCTTTAAAGGTTAGACTTCTTTCAACATCCGTAGCGTTAGCTCCGTATACAAATACCTTATCTGTATCATCGGCTTTTGCCAAGAACATACAGTTCTCAAAGTAACAATCTCTTAATTTCTTGCCTGATACAATTCCTCCGGTACATAGAACATTAGCTCTAATATCACCAGTTTCATTTGCTGAAGAACCGATCGTACAGTTCAAGAATTGCGCTGAATCACCGTTAAGGGCTATTTCTGCGGCACCGGCATCGTCAAGATCTGACGACTTGTAGAACTCACAACTGTTATAAATTGCATATTCTCCTGCCTCAACAATACCATAAAGACTTTCATCTTTTGTATTGCTAGAATCAAACTTGATCCCCGTGAAGGTATTACCAACTCCGGTATTCTTCATTACCGCGAGATCAGTTGCTACTGTGGTTACACCTAGTGTAATCCTCGACCTTGCTCCCATTCCTATCGATCCACCTCTACCACCTAATCCTATAAAGTGGATTCTGTTCTTACTAATTGTAAGCATTGATGCTTGCGCGTGAGCTGCATACGCAGATAACAGAATTACATCATGTCGATTTGTTGTCGTTGCCGCATAAGCGGATGCAACTGTCGGATGTATCATTTCCGTTCCATCCAGATAGGTCTTCTGATTATCCAAATGAAATTGTTCGTATCCTGCATCTCCTGAAGGAAGCACAACGTAAACATTACCTGTGGTCATTGAGTTTCCACCCGCTGTCCTTAACATGTTCAGGTAAGTCGCCAACTCTTTGTTACCGTGAGTGGTACGATTTGTCGCTTTGTACATTTTAACTAAACTAAATTAAATATTAAGCCATTGCAATCCAAGAAACCTGCTCGCTCGTCACGTTCATATCTGTATCGAGTCCGAAGGTAAAACCATTCGTCAAAGGGATAATCCCGTTACTTGTGATTAAAGCTCCCGTGCCTGCTGCTACCCGTTTATACCCTTCTGAGTCTGCCATATTCTCATTCCATTCAAGAACATCTCCTGAAGTCTCGTTAACGAGCTTGACGTATCTTGGTGTAAAACCAAGAGTCTCAAAGTCATAAGCGGCTACTGTGCCTGTGTCCAAATACGTTCCTGTTGCAAGTTGAGTTGCAACTCCTGGTGAAACATTTGTTAATGTCTGTGCCATTATTTTATAACTAAATTAAATCTGTGTTCTATCCTATAACCCTACGCTATCATGCACTGACTCCATGTTCAATACGTACCAAGAATCCTTGCTGAAGGATTTTAGCAACATAAGTTGCTTTCCATCCTGTAGTTGCTCTCTGTTTTAGAGGGTCAGCACCACCAGAACTCCCTAGTGGAGTAGTAATATTAACCAAAGTATTTCCAGAGATTCTAGTTGCCCCATAAGCCTCTTTGGCAAGAACCATCGTACAATGAACATCATTACTATCAATACCTGAAGTTGATTTAACCCTAGCATTTGTTGTTTCTAGGAACCTAACATTAGCCAAAGAACCAATTTCGTTTGGCATTACAGTAGACTTGTTAGGATAATTCTCCACTGGAGTCCATCCATCAGCATCATCCAAATCATACCCTGTATTTTCAGAACAAATTGCAAGAAATGAATTTCCAATAGGAACTGTATTATACAAATCCGCTGGATTAATCATTCTCTTAATCGGTTTTGCGTTATTTCCTTTTAGTGTCCTAACAGCCTTCTTAACCTCTGTTCTTGTCAACTTCATAGCAGCCGATATTTCATTGGTTGCTGTTGCTGTTGAAGCGTACTGAACTGTAGTACCCGCAGTAACAACTGCTCTACAAAGCTGATCCAAAGTGTCACCAGCTTGGTCTCCTAGCTCTTCAGCAGATTCTAACCAAATGTCATTGGTTGATTCTCTAAGAACCTTGTCTGTAAGGATTATGAATTTACCATAATCCAAAACTGTTGCTGTAATATCTGTTATCGCCATCTGATCAGCAGTTGGAGTAACACCCTCTACTAAAGAATCTGTTGTTACTGTTAAATCAGTGTATTTTCTGAAAGCAATAACATTTGTGCCGAAATTGGCGGGAATGTCTTTGATTCTTGCGAACAGGTTGTAAAGAAACGCTGGCTGTGCTCTTGTTAGTAACACACGATCAAGCATTTGGTTTCGCTCCGCCGTAATATCGGAGCCTCTTGTTGTCAATACTGCCATTTTTTTGAAAATGTAAAATAATATAAACGCAAAAAGAGACACACCCACGATTCTTCGTGAATATGCCTCTAGTTTTTCTAGTAAACAAATGGTTCTATTTAGTTTTCCCGACTTCTATCCATAATTAAACATATATTTCTAATCAAGTCAAGCTATTTTGGATCCACCCATAAAAAATCCTTACCAGCCTTTGCTGTATTCTCTTCCGATTCTCCTAAAATCTCAGCAACTTGCAATGGAATCATTACATTTCGGACACCTCTTGCAATTAACCAAGGAAATCCATCAGCAGTAACTACCTCAATATCTCCACCTCTTACACGTGACTGATAAAAATAACCATTCTTATCTCTTCTTTCCATAACCTTGCCCACCTTCTGGTTTGGTTCGAGAGCTAGTGAATATGGAACTCTTCTTTGCCCCAACCACTTATCCCTCATTATTCCCGCATCCCCTTGAAATCGCTTTTGTAAAGTATCGTCCCTCTCTATTGTATCAAGAATACTGTTGATTGAGTTGTCCCGTGGCGCGGTCTGGGCAACCTTCACTGCCTCCTCGGCGGCTTGCGCTGCCTTCAAAGACTCTTCTTTCATGCGAATAATAGTTACGACTGCTGACTTCGTTTTACATCCTTCAATATCCTGCTGACTTACCCCTTTTTTGATTGCAAGCGCCTTCAAACCAGCAAGCGATGGTTCTTTTGGCTCCACTTTGGGTATTGCCTTTGTCATAACCTTTTTTATTGCTGTGAATCCTGTTCTTGGTGTTACTACTGATTTAACCCTTGGTGTTTCTTTTTTCATGTTTATAAATAATTAGTTATTTCCCATAATTAGCTTTTTTTTGCGCTACGTGTTTTTCAAACTCTTTGTTTGACATTTTGCTGATGTCTTTTCCGGCACTTTTCTTCCTAACTG